AATGAGTTACCTTCTGCATGTTAGACACCAGTACAAACGCCTATTTTTCAGGCAGCTTTGGATAAATCCAAAGTTCGAAGTTGTCTTCTCTCTGCTTCTTTTCTTTTAGATATTCTGCTTTTTCAAGTACGCTCTTTAACAACATATTTTTTTGTGCAATGTCGTCTGTTTTCCAATATAGATCCAACACATGCCGAATTTCCGGAAGTATTTTTTCTTTGTCTCTTTTATTCTTTTCTTCTTCTATTTTTTGCACAAGCACATCTATACTTTTCTGTGTTTCTTCTATTCTCTGTGCTACAATTGTAGATCTTTCCACAAATGTATCTATATCGTATATGCCACGCTCGAGCAAATCGTGTAAATTGTTCTTTTGCTTTTGCAGCTCGTGCAATTCTCTTTCAAGAGCTTCTTTTTGTTTCTCTTGTGCTTCTGCAAAAGAGCTGTCATCTTCTTCTATTTGCAGATCCAGCTCGTAGCCTTGCATCCATTCCTCCAAAGCCTGTAATAATCTTTTTTCTACATAGATAAATTTGCTGCTTTTATTGCCGCACTTGTTTGGACATATTATATGCGCTTCTTTATCTTTGTAGGGTCTATACACCATTTTAGAGCCACATATTTTGCATATAATAAGCCCTGCCAATGGGTTACGTGGACCATTAACGATCTGATACGGTATGTGATACTTGTTTTTAATGATTTCTTGAGCCTTGGCAAAGAGCTCTTTGCCCACTATTGGTTCATGTTTGCCATCTGATACAATCCATTCAGAGCGTGGTCTTTGACGTGTATCTTTGCTTTTATTTGGGTCAGCAGACTTCTTTATATCCTTCTTCTTCCACGTTATTTTACCGATGTAAACTGGATTCTTGAGTATGTTTATTACAGAGCTTGAAGCCCAATTCCTGCCAGTATACGTCTTATAACCCATTTTGTTTAGTTCGTTCGCTATAGCACTAGACCCCATCTGTTTATTGACATACATATCAAAAATCATTTTAACTACATCAGCTTGCTCAGGATTAGGCACAAGAGTGCGCGAAAATTTTTCTTCGTGTATTAAGTAACCATAAGGTGGCAATGGTGATAAATAATTACCTTCCTGAATAGAGCGTACTCTGCCACCTTGTAGCCTTCTATTTATCATTTTAAGTTCCTTTCGGCTCATAAATGCTTCAAATTCGCTATATTCTTCGTCAAAATCATTGTTCAAATCATAAGTTTTTTGAAGCGTTATAATTTTAGTGTTTGACTTTTTAAAGGCTTCTAAAATGAGACCTTGTTCCTGCATGTTGCCACGCCCTAAACGCTGTAGATCCATACATAATACAGCATCGTACATGCCTTGTTCGACTTCTTTTAGTAATTCCAACATTTCAGGTCTATGGATAAGGCTTTCGCCTGATACTATTTCCTCTCTGATTTTTACTATGTTCAAATTTTTCTCTTTTGCAAATTTAAGAAGGGCCTTACGATGTTTTGCGAGTGTTTCTCCTTGTCCAAGCTCTTTTTCTATTTCTTCGTCTGCTCGGGACTTCCTAAGATAAATACATACACGATTCATTATTACCACCACCCAAACTTATATTTAATAAGACGTTCATTTACGCCAAAATAACAACTTAATTGTTCTATTGTCATATTAGCAATTTCACATTTTGAATAGCCATCTGGGATAAGCAATTCAGCAGCAAATTTGTCAGCTTGCATCTCATATCTGTCTCTATAAGTAGGCAAACCACTTTCAATAAAAAAACTTAACGATAAATCAACATGCAATATAGCATGCCCTAATTCATGTGCACATATATATTTTTGATTTATACGAGAAAGACATGAGTTTATGTGTATAATTTCAAAACCATTCGGTGTCCTTTGAACAAAACCTTTTATTTCAGATCCTAAATTGCTATACATAATATTTATATTCAGCATATCACACAATTCAAATGGATTGTTTGTGCCATATTTTTCGATAAGGCCATTCACTACTTCTTTTATCATTAGCGCAGCCTCCCCTTTACATCTTCATAACAATAATATTATTGTTTTTTATTTCCTTTTTCCTTTTTCTGCATTCGTTCAGCATATGCTAAACCCATCTGGATTGCATTAGCCAGCGCTATTTTTGATTCATCGCTTAGAAGCTCGCCATTTAGCATAAGGCCAGGCTGCGCCATAATGATTTTTAAGGCTTCTTTTACGTCTGTTACTTTTGGGAATTTCTCTTTTTCACCGTCAAGCGAAAGAGCATATTCATCTATAAATTCCAAATCAGGATCATTTTCTGAATCATTTTCAGTTCTAAAAAGATCTGACATTTTAATATTAAGTGCTTTTGCAATCTTTGCCAATGTTTCGGTTGTCGGATTGCTTTTGCCGTTTTCAATGTCATTTAAAGTGCTTTTAGAAATCCCCGATTTTTCAGCCAAGGCTCTTAAGCTTAAACCTTGTTCCTTTCTAATCTTTTTTAATCTTTCATTTATCATTCAAGACACTCCTTTTTATTAATATGTATGTCCGATATATCATACCTATATTATAGCACAATGTCCGATAAAGTAAACAGTAATCTTGAGAAAATTAAAGAAATTTTTAGAAAACGCCTATTATTCTATCTTAAATGTCCGATAAACAGGTACAATAGGAATTGATATTGTCCGATAAAGTGGTACAATTAAAAGTGCAGGGGGTGAAGAAATTGGAAAACAACATAAGACAAGCAATAAAAAACAAAAACCTTAAAATTTCTGACGTGATTGAACAAACAGGTTTATCAAAATCATATTTTTATGATGTCCTGAACGGCAAAAGTGTTCCTACTCTTACAAACGCTATAAAAATATCAAAAGTTATTGGTGTTCCTTTGGACGAATTGTTTCCAGCTTTATCTGATAATAAAGAGGTGATCTAAGTGGAAGTTCAATATGATAAAGAATACAAATTTGGTAATACAAGAGTATATGTTATTGCGCCAAAAATTAATGAAGAAGAAACGCAAAAACGCTGGAAAAATGTTTGCGACATAGCAAGCACAATCATTAAAGAACTTATCTACAAAGGAGGTGAAATAAAATGTCTATCGGAGAAAACATAAAAAAAATTAGACTTGCCAAGTTTATTTCTCAAAAAGATTTGTCGGATAAAATTTGCATATCCCGTTCATACTTAGCTGACATTGAAAACAACAGATATAATCCAAGCATTAAAACCCTAAATAAAATCGCTAAAGCTCTCAACGTTAAAATTTCAGACATCTTAGAAGAAGAAACCCTGGAGAGAGAAACAAAAATACCAGAGCCGCTGTTCACTTATGAAGAAAGAAATATCCTTGAATGTTTAGTGTTGTCTAAAATTCAATCATTAAAAGAATCAATCGCACATTGGAACCAAGACAATAGAACAGATTTGACAGAAACGCAAGCAAAAATTATAGAAGTTTTGCAAAAAGATCTTGAAAAACACAACACATTATTAGAAAAACTTAAAAGCATGGAGGTGAAATAAATGTTCATTTATGATGCTGTCTGTCCACGATGTGGTAGCCACTATGCCTGTAAAATCCGTTACTGGATAGGTGGACAAGGCTGGATAAATGCAGTCAAATGCCATAAATGCGGACAAGATTCTACTTACCCATATAGAATGTTTACATTTGTAGGCAAAGTAAAAGATTTAAGAGCAGCTTTGCAAAAAGAAATAGAAGCTTCAATAGAAGCAAAAAAAGTAGCTCTATAAGAGCTGTGTCTCTATAAAAAGAGCCTAAAAAATAAAATCCGTTACTTTGAGTATACCATTTTTGGATGGTGTACTCAATAGGGAGGAAGTGAGAAATTGAAAGCAATATTAGCAGAAGATCATATCGAAGTAAGCGACTGCTACTACGAAAAAGAGATGATTAAAAACATTCCCGGGAGGCAGTGGGATCCAAAGAGAAAGGTTTGGGTATTGCCTACCACACTCGATGTAATAGAACATCTTAAACACATTACGAGCAACATAGACAAAAAAATCATAGATAAATATATAGAGCTAAAACAAATACAAGATGAGATAACAAAAATTAAATTGGCAGATGAAGTCGAGCCTATTGAACCAATGCCAATCAAAGTTAAACCATTCAAACATCAAATAAAAGCATATAACTTATCTTTAATAAATCCTAACTTCGCTTTACTAATGGAAATGGGGACAGGGAAGAGTCTGACTTCTGTAGCCATAGCCGCAAGGAGATACCAAAGAGGCGAGATAAAAAGGCTTCTGATTGTTGCGCCAACATCTGTTTGCCCAGTATGGCCAAAAGAATTCGAAGCAGCAAAAATAATGTACAAAATTGCAGTTTTAGAAGGTCCAATACAACAAAGGATAAAGAAATTAGAAAGCTTGTCTCAATGGACTGATTTTCTTCAAGTGGCAGTTATAAATTACGAGGCAACATGGAGGATGATAGATGCACTGCTCGCTTGGAAGCCTGACATGGTTATAGCCGATGAGAGCCAGCGTATTAAAAATCCTTCAGCCCAGCAATCAAAAGCAATGCACAAGTTAGGAAAGATAGCAAAATACAAACTCATTCTTACAGGTACGCCAGTACAAAATGCGCCTTTGGACTTCTTCTCGCAATACAAATTCCTCGACGACTCGATATTTGGGACAAGCTATTATGCCTTTCGAGCAAGATATGCAATTATGGGCGGCTATGGAGGGCATGAAGTAATAAGATATCAGAATCTTGATGAACTTATACAGAAGGCCCACTCGATAGCTTTCAGAGTTAAAAAAGAAGAAGCTTTAGACCTTCCAGAACAGGTTGATGAATACAGATATTGTGAGCTAGAGCCGAAAGCTAGAAGAATATATGAAGAAATCAAGGAAGACAGCTATACAGAGCTTGAGAACAGTGAGATTGCTGCAAGGAATGTGCTTACAAGGCTATTGAGACTACAGCAGATTACAGGCGGTTATGTTAATACAGATGACGCAACACAAAAGCAAGTGTCAACTGCAAAACTGGACGCTCTAAAAGAAATAGTAAGCGACATAACCGAAGCAGGCAAGAAGGTTGTAATATTTGCAAGGTTTGTAGCAGAAATTGAAGCTATTAAAAAGCTTATGGACGAGCTTAAAATCCAGTACAGTTGGATAGCTGGCGAAGTTCCTGTAAAGGAAAGAGGCGAGAAGGTAAAAATATTTCAGGAGGATCCAAATTGTAAGGTGTTTATAGCACAGATACAGACAGCAGGATTAGGCATAACACTTCATGCAGCAGATACGGCAGTGTTCTATTCGGTTGACTTTAATTACGCTAACTACGAACAAGCAAGAGCTAGAATACATCGTATCGGTCAAAAGAATAACTGCACTTATATACACCTTTTGGCTAAAAACACAGTTGATGAACACGTAATGAAAGCTCTGCAAAAGAAAGAGGATATGGCCAAGATGGTGGTAGACAACTGGAGAATTTTCTTTGAATAAAGGAGATATGAGGAATGAAAAAAAGAATTAGAACAAATTAGAGCCTTAACAATGGAACTAATAGGACTTGATTTACCAGACGAAGCAGTAAGCAAGGTATATGAAATACGGGACATTTGCACTAAAAAAATAAAAGAAGAAATAGACAGAGAGTTTGGATCTTATTAAGGAGGTGATGAATATGGATTTGCAATTAGCAGATAAACTTAAAGAGCTTAAAGATATAAAGAGACGACTTGAAAATGACATAAAAGAAATTAATACAGAAATTGAAGCAACTGAGCAAGAACTAGTTCAACAAATGCTTGAAGAAGAAATGCAGAATTTCAGTAGAGGAGGACTGCTATTCTATCTCAATACAAAGACCTTTGCGTCACCGGTCTCGGAACAAAAACAAAAATTGTATCAAGCTCTCAAAGACAATGGATATGGTGACCTGGTATATGAAACTGTCAATAGCAATAGTTTAAGCGCATTTGTGAAGGAACAAATTGAACAAAACAATGACAAGCTTCCTGAATGGCTTGATGGGCTTGTCAATGTGTATGACAAAACGACAATAGGCATGAGAAAAGTTAAATAAATTTATGAAAGGAGAAATTGAAGATGTCAATTGGTAATTTTAAAGAGGAATTAAGTTTATCAAATGTTTGCAGTGGAGCTTTAGAGGAAGAATTTAAAAAAATTTATCCTACTCTTGTTAGTAACTTAAAACAAGGAGATAAAGCAAGCATAAACATTTCAATCGACTTTCAGAGAGTGGCTGATACAGACACAATGATAAGCGTAAATTATAAAATTACGCCTAAAATGCCTGGCAGATCTAAAAAGAGTATTTGCCAAGTTAAAGGTGACAATAAACTTCTAACCGATGAAGTTGTAAAAGAAAACGTAGAAAATATGACGATAGATGAATTAATAAAAAATAATGTTGTTGAGATGAAAGGAGTTAAATAATCATGGAAAACAAGAATATTGATTATATAAACATTGTTCCTCAAAGTGATGTAATTAGAATTGAACATTCGGAAAGACAAATACATGAATGGAATGATAGAGATTATATACTTGGCTCAATAGATTCAGTGATAAATTTAGTAAGAACAAAAGGCAGCATGGATAAAACAATCATTTTCTACAACAATGGTTTATCTGAAAGACATGCTACAATTCAAGTCATATTTGATGACACAATTCAGGATAGACCGCTTGATACGGCAATCTATAATTTTGAATATTCAAACGATTTAAAGGAATGGTTAGACATATTTGGCAAATCATTAACCCAAAAATCAGCAATAGATTTCCTTAAAATAAGACCAGTTAATGAAATAAAGGATATAGATAGTTTAATAGCCTCTTTGCAACAAATGAAATTAGTTACAGAGATCATCGGAGAATATCAATATGATGACAATAACAATATAAGTTTCTTCTTCAAAACAAAAGATGGCGAAGGATGCGCAAAGATACCTTCGGAAATAGTTATACAGTTTCCTATTTTGAATGAAAGTGACTATAAGCCAGAAATCGATATTGAAATTGAATTAAACAAGCCTAAAACCGAAAATGAAAAACCTACAATAGTTTTTAAATGTCCTAAACTTAATAGATATATTCAAGATGCTATTAATTTTGAAATCGAAAAAATGAAAAAAGCATTGCGTGGTTACTTAATAGTAAATGGCTATGCAAGTCTTTAATACAGGGAGGAGAAATTGAAGATGAGTAAAGATTTAACAGTTGTAAATGAGTTTAAATTACCTGCTTTGAATGACAACATGAACGAAGCATATAGCGAGGAAATGGAAGGGCTGCCAACATCGTTTGACAGGGTCAAGATACCAACAGGCGGCGGCCTTACATTTGAAATTCCTTCAGACGATCCAAATAATCCTGACGTTGTAAAAGAAATAGTAGGCGTCATAGTAGATCATCATCCTATTAATGCTTATTGGCCGCAAAAATTTGAAGGACAAAACAATGCACCGGATTGCAGCTCTTTAGACGGAAAAAGGGGCATAGGAGTGCCTGGAGGTAACTGCAAGAACTGCCCATTAAATCAGTTTGGTAGTGCGCCGGACAGCAAAGGCAAAGCCTGCAAGAATATGCACAGAGTATATATCTTAAGAAACGGAGAAACATGGCCGCTCTTACTTACATTACCGCCAACAAGTATAAAACCATTTGCTGACTATTTAGCTAAAAGAATACTTCCAAAAGGCTTGAGATCTTATGGTGTTATAACGAAAATTACGCTTAAGAAAGATACAAGCAATTCAGGAATAGTATATAGCAAAGCGCAGTTCCAACTTGAAAGCATATTGGATGAAAGTACAACAGAACAATTAAAGGTGTATTCACAAGGTATAAAAGCGACAACAAGACAAATTGATATAGATGACAGTGACATAATTGAAGTTGAAAATCCAAAAATAGACGAGGAGAATATTCCATTCTGAATAAAAGGAGGCCCTTTTTAGGGCCTCCTAAAAAATCTTTGCTTATTATTAGCATATTCAATATTTTTATTCTTATGCATGAAAGAAGGCATAAAGATGAGAGAAACTTATAATTTCTATGAGACATTAGAAAATTTGCATGAAAAATGGTTGTTAGCATTCCAAGATGCAGTTGTATTTAAGCGAGAATATATGTCTAAAACAGGGCAGGATGTTTATATCCAGAAAGTTGCATATTATGGATATTTAGTACGAAGAAGTGACAACGATGAAATTTTAGCAGAATTCCGCATAAAAGATCGATAGTTACTTTTATGCCATCGGAGGTGAAACGATGGAAGAATTGGACTCAAAAATCAACTGGTCGCAGTTTTATAGCAATTATTTTAAAACAATGAAGCCAGCAGGACAAAATAAGATGCTCGTAAAATGCCCATTTCACGACGACCAACATGCAAGTATGTGGTTTAATACTACAAATGGGCTTTGGAAATGCGAAGCATGTGGAGCATCGGGAAACGGGCAAACATTTCTTGAAAAAATAGAAAATATTGACGGCAAAGAAGCATATAAGCGGCTTCTTAAAATAGCCGGTGAATATAAAGAACCGCAAAAGAAAGTTATAAAATACACAGTTGAAGATTATTGCAATGAGAAACATCTCCCGCTCGAATATATCGCCAGTCTAGGCATTAAAAACGGTAAGGTCGGCATTTCTATTCCATACATGGACGAATCAGGGCAGATTGTAGCAAACAGGCAAAGATACAATCCGCAAAGCTCTATGCGATTTAGCTGGAATAGAGGGAGCAAAGTTCATTTATATGGTCTTTGGAAGATGGCAGAGTTCAGAAAAAAAGGCTATATCGTGCTTGTAGAAGGCGAAAGCGATGCTCAAACATTGTGGCTCTACGATATACCAGCTCTCGGCGTTCCAGGTGCCAGCACATTCAATCCTGATTGGGTGCAAACGCTCGAAGGCTTAAATATATATATCCACCAAGAACCAGATCTCGGCGGAGAAACATTCCTCAAAAAAGTTTGCGATGCGCTAGCATACAAAAATTTTCAAAATGAAGTCTATAAAATACAAATACCAGGCGTCAAGGATCCCAGCCAGTTGCATATAGAAGATTCGGAACACTTTGCACAACGTTGGAATGCAGTAATGGAATTGGCTCAAAAAGTAGATATAAACGAATACAAGACAAAAGTTGAAGAAGTCCTTCCAGGTGCACCTATACAATTAAGGATGCCACCTGGCTGGAGAATTACGCAAGATGGGATATACAGCATAAACGATAAAACAGGACTTCCAGAGCGTGTTTGCAGAACGCCAATATTACTAAATAGTCGCCTAAAGTCTTTGGATACTGGAGAAGAAAAGATGGAGATAGCATTTTACCGGGACGGTAGCTGGCAAAAAGAGATAGTGCAGAGAAGCACAATATTTCAAAGTAGAACAATCACGCAGCTTGCCGATATAGGTGTTACCGTTACGAGTGAGAATTCAAAACCTCTAGTGAAGTTCCTTGGATCTCTTGAAGCTGAAAATATAGATGTACTGCCACTGAGAAAGAGCGTCTCACAACTCGGTTGGTATGGCAAATACTTTATGCCATTCATTAACGACGATTATGTCCTTGACATAGATAGAAATTCGCAAAAATGGGTTAATGCCTATACAGAACAAGGAACTTTTGAGGACTGGATTAAAAATATAGGGCCTTATCGAAGCAATGATATTTTTAGATTTATTTTAGCCTCAAGTTTTGCAGCACCGCTTTTGAAACCACTTAATCATAGAATATTCTTTGTACACAACTGGGGCGACAGCAGAGGTGGCAAAACAGCAGCTTTAAAAGCGGCATTAAGTGTATGGGGCGATCCTGAAGAACTGATGACGTCATTCAATGCTACAAAGGTTGGTCTTGAGAGAATAGCAGGTTTCTTCAATGATCTACCGCTTGGTATCGACGAAAGGCAGGTTGCAGGCGGAAAACAGGATTTCATAGATCAGCTCGTATATATGCTTAGCACTGGTTCATCAAAGTTAAGAGGTGCTAAGTCGGGCGGTATACAAAGTATGAAGAGCTGGCGAACCGTAGTCTTAACAACAGGCGAAGAACCATTGACAACAATGACAAGCCAAACCGGTATAGCAACAAGGACGCTTGAAATCAACGGCAAACCGTTTAACGATGAATTCGACGCCAGAAAAGTACATGAGATCACGTCAGAAATTTTCGGCACAGCAGGTCCTGAATTTCTTAATAGATTAATTAAGGCTGACATTGAAGAATTAAAAAGCAGGCATAAAGAAATTCAGGACAAGCTCACAAATCAATATCCAGACAAGCTTGGATCACATATTTCGGCTGTAGCACTTGTAATTTTAGCAGACGAGCTTGTATCAAAGTGGATATTTAAAGAAGAAGGCGGATCTTATGAAATGGGATGCAATATATTAGAAAGTCTTGAAGATTTGCAAGAAACCGACGTAATACAAAAAGCATACGAGTATATTCAAGACTGGATCCTCGCAAATAGCAAACAGTTTACAAACGATGCGAGAGAGCCACGCTTTGGATTCCAAGAAGAAGACATTTATTATATATTCCCGGCAATATTAGAAAAGACCTTGAAAGATGCAGGCTTTAGCTTCAAAAAAACTATGTGGGAATTAGCTAAAAGAGGATTGATTTATTCCTCAAATTCAGATTGCAGAAGATATACGATACTAAAAAAATTTAATGGCAAGACGGCACGCTACGTAATGATAGATTTGTCATCGTTAGACGATATAGAAGAAACGCCTCCATTTTAATTGGAATTATTTAACTGGAAATTAAGGTAACCGAGGTAACCGAAAGGTAACCGAAAAAATTGAATTTCGGTTACCACCTCAAACCCGCATAGCTCTAGGCTTTATATAACCGAAAAAATATAGGTAACCGAGGTAACCGAAAAAATATATAATGTTATCTTTTTTGTAACGTTCAGCAAAAATAAAAATTCTACTCTTAACGTTACAAAAATAAACAAGGTATGTGTTAAAAAATCTCGGTTACCGGTTACCTCAACCTCAAACCCGCATGATAAGCGGCTTTCAGAACTTAAAAAGGTAACCGAATTTCGGTTACCTCATAAAAAAGACACTGTAAATTTGTAATCGAAAAGGGGGTTAATGTTATGAATGACAAAATTAAACAATTAGAATATCTAAAATCACGTCTTAAAAAAGCATATTTACTTCCAAAATCTGAACAGCAAAAATGGAAAAAAGAAATCGAAAAAATAGAAAATCAGATCGCAAAGCTTGAAAGTGAACTCGGAATATTCACGCCAGAGAAAGCAGAAAAACTTTTACTTAATACAGTCAAACAGATCGCTGAAAAACTCTGTTGGAAAGACTTAAATTTGCAAGAAGTATACAAAAAACATCCATTCCTAAAAGAAAAAGAGGAAGAAGCAGAGAAAAGAGTAGACAATGCTTTTAAGCAAGGTTGTTTAACGGCTTTGCAAAATGCTTTGAATGAATACGTGCAAGTAATGCTTGAAATTAATTCTGTTGTAAATGATGTTGACATAAAAATATTAGAGCAAATTGGGTTTGACCTTTTGGACCCTGACAGCGAAGAAGCACAAAAATTAAATGAATTGTTTCCAGATTAAGAGGTGGAAGACCATGGAGGATAATTGGTTGGCACTTGGAATAGCAATATTATCTCCACGTTTTGTTACGCCAGAGGAAGCATTTGACCTTTTATACATAGAACAAAGAACTACAAGGCATAAGCCAGCAAAGCGTCTTAACAAAACTATAAATGATAAAGACGTTGAAGACATGATAAAGCTTAAATTTGAGCAGAGCTACACATATAAAGAAATTGCTAAAATATATGGTTTAAGTGCAGATGCAGTGTACGGGAGAATTAGAAGATATAAGAAAAAGAGAGGTGGTCCAGATGGCAGAAAAGCATAAAAGCGAATCAGGTATTGTGAATGACATCAAAAAGTATCTAAAAAGTTTAGATAAATGCTTCTTTTGGAAAGAGCACGGCGGAATGTATGGCGTAGCAGGAATACCAGATATAATATGCTGCTACAAAGGTTTGTTTTTGGCATTTGAAGTCAAAAAGCCCAATGGCAAAGTTACAAAGCTTCAAGAAAAAACAATCAAAGAAATACAAGAGGCAGGCGGACAAGCCTATGTTGTTAGAAATGTAGACGAAGTTAAAAAGATAATTCAGCACATAGAGGAGGTCAAGGAATGCGAAAGCTTGATGACAATGGTATGAAAAATCTTTTAATTGCAATTGTAGAACAAGCCGTAAGAGACTACAGCGACAAAAATCCAGGTGTGAGATCTCATGCCTCGCAATTTATAAACAGCAGTTTTTTCGAAGACATTTGCGACATCCTGGGTTTTGATTCTACAGTCATAAAAGAATTTTTAAAGAAAAGAGGCTGCAAAAATGCAAAAGGTTGAATTTGAAGTAAGAGAGAAAAAATGGGGCAAAGCAAAAAGTAAAACAGGCGAGCTTCTTAAGGAGTACGATTATTTTTATCTAATCCAAATAGGGTCGTATAGAGAAACAATCTCTAAAGCTGATTTAATTTGCGGCCATGTAAAATTAAAAATTGGAGGTAGGTTAGTATGCCCGGCACAAAAACATATCTCAACAAAGCCCAAAAAGAAGACACTTGCATCTTGTCTCTTATAGCAGAGCAAGGACAATATGCGCTTGATACGTGGGGCAAAGACATGACGAAAGAAGAACGCAAATATTTAAAGACTTCGATCACATTTATATTGAAATGGATGGATAGCATAATGAACCGAATTGGAAAAGATCTCGCCGAGCAGTTGGTGAGATTGCTGAAGACAAGCGAAATAATCTTGTTGCCGAAATACGAGGCCCAAAGAGAATGGGAAAGAAGAAAAGAAATGTTTAAGACGGTAGAAGTTGACAGAGATATGCTGCTTAATATGGCTGAACATGCACTCATTGGCTGTGAGGATTGCAATAAAGATTATACAAAATGCAAGCTTAGGGAAACATTTATTGAGCTTGGAATTGAGCCTTTTGATTACTACGCAATTAATAAATGCCAATATAGAGTGGAAAAGGAGGAATGAAATTGAAGAAACTTCCAAACAGGAACACATTAGAATACTTCATGTTTAATTACAATAACGTTTTAATGGATATAAAGCAAAGAGAAGCGGATATAATAAATTCGTCGCCGGCACAGTTTACCGAAACTGGTGGCGGCGGTGTAAGTCATAATAGCAATCCAACAGAACTAAAAGGCATAAAGATAGCAATGGATCCGGAAATAACGAGAAAACGACAATGGCTTATGATAATAAAAGACGTTGTAAATGATATGAAATATTTAGATTGCAAGAATAAAACACAGTATACAAAGCTTATACAAAAACGTTATTTTGATGAGTTGGCAGATGGTGACGTACAACGACAATTAGGCATTAAGTTTAGAGATAAATATAAAGAAATGAAAGACGTAATATTTCTTGAAGGTATAATGCTTGCAATAGCAGCTGGATTGATAAGCTATGACGAAATAAGAAGTTTTATAAAAAAATATTGGTGATGTAGCCTACTTTACAAGTAAAAAAATATGTGTTATCATTATACTTGGATAAATAGATAATTTGCAAAAAAGCTCAGGTTTCCCCTTCCTGAGCTTAAATTTTTGCAGGGAAAAGAAGGATTTTGAAAAGATTTGTAGAATATTATGGTAAAAAGGAAAAGGGGGATATATATATATGGAAATAGTAAAATGGAATGATTACGACGATTGTCCTATGGGGTCTAAAAAATGGGGAAATTTTGTAGATGGTGAGTTTGCAGTCGATGATAGCTATATAGAAGGTGATTTCCCTATAGTATGGTGTAATGTCGACGGATGTCCTTGCAGTGCAACATCAGGGAAAAATAATTGTTTAATTTATCGCAACTATATAACTAATTTAAGAAATAAATAAAATTTTAGAGAGCTCTAACAAGGCTCTTTTTTCATGCAAAATTTCAGAAAATTTCAGGAAAGGAGGTATGCTTGTGAGTTTAAGCAAAAAGCAACTAGAAGCAGCAAAAATGATAGCTGAAGGACGGTTAACAAATGAAGAAATTGCACAAAAATGTGAAGTCACTGACCGTACATTGTATAATTGGAAAAAGCAAGAAGAATTTCAACAAGCAATAGAAAATTTTACTGCTGAAATAAAAAAAGATATAGAACGGAAGCTCATGGGCATGTCCTCTAAGGCACTGAGAGAATTAGATAAATTGCTTTGTGCACGATCTGAATTAGTGCGCTTACAAGCTATAAAAGATGTGCTCGATAGATTGGACATAAAACCAGCAGACAAACAGAATATTGATTTAAAAACAGACATGGATATAGTCGTTAAACTGCCAGATGAATTAACGGCGGATAAAAATGATTAATATAGATTTAACGGCATTACCTGAATTAACAAATGATATATATTATCCGTTATACAAGGATACAAGTAGATATTTGATTTTGTACGGTGGCGCTGGTAGTGGGAAATCCGTGTTTGCAGCACAAAAGATATTAGTCCGATTGTTGACAGAAAAACCACATAGATTCCTCGTTGTGAGGAAAGTTGCGAAGACACTTAGATATAGTGTCTTTTCTTTATTTCAAGACATAATACAACAATGGAATTTGACATCGATATTCAAAGTTAATAAGTCTGATATGACTATTACGTGTCTCAATGGCAATCAGATTATATTTGCCGGCCTTGATGATGTTGAAAAGCTGAAATCTATAGCGGGCATAACCGGGATATGGATTGAGGAAGCCAGTGAGCTTGAACAAAAGGATTTTCAGCAACTTGATTTGAGGTTGAGAGGCTCTACAAAACACTACAAACAGATTATTTTGACATTTAATCCAATATCAGCTTTGCATTGGCTTAAAAAAGTATTTTTCGATTTCAAAAAAGACAATGCAACATCGGTAAAGTCAACTTATCTGGATAACAAATTTATAGATCCAGAATATGTGAAAGTCCTTGAAGATTTGAAAAACCAAGACGCAACATACTACAAAATTTATGCGCTTGGTGAATGGGGTGTTCTTGGCAATCTTATTTACACGAACTATGTCATTGAGGATATACCGCTTGATGAAAATAGATATAGTTCAATCTATTATGGTCTTGACTTTGGATACAATGACCCGTCAGCACTCTTAAAAGTCGCTTTCAAAGACAATGAAATATATGTGCTTGATGAGATATACGAGAGACATCTCACAAATACCGAACTAATTGAGCTATGCAAAAACAAAGTTAACAAACGATATATGATTACAGCCGATAGTGCAGAACCAGCCAGAATACAGGAATTCAAAAAGGCAGGATTTAGAATACAAGCTTGTACAAAAGGCAAAGATAGCGTAAATTTTGGCATTGACTGGATCAAACGACACAAAATACACATTCATTCAAGTTGCATCAATACTATTAAAGAAATCCAGACGTACAAGTACAGAGAGGATAAAGATGGCAATGTTTTGGATGAACCTGTAGACATGAACAATCACGCAATGGATGCTTTAAGGTATGCATTAGAATCAATGATGAACAGTGTAGATGCTTCAGATTGGATTGAGTTTTATAAGAAATATAAAAAGGAGGTGAAATAATGGAGGGAGAAAAAAGAACAGATTTATCGCAATTTGCAAAGGGAATAACAGATGCACAAAATTACAACCCTGAGCAAGCTACAGGGCAGGCACAACCGAGTGAAGGCGAGAAGCCGATGGATAATACGATACATCAGACAGTGCAAGACCCGACGCAATGGTTTGGACCAAATAAAAACGGTACTTTTGGACCCTTGTCACCGCCACAGCCATTTCCACTGCAAGGAGAACCGAGACAATGGCAGTATAGACCAGCATGGAATATTCCATCTCCGCCAAGCTCAACAAGAGAAGTAGACGCAGAACTTTTAAGAAAATTGGCAGATAGCTATGATTTATTAAGACGGTGCATTGAAATAAGAAAATATGAGATGTGCTCTTTAGATTGGGATATAGTGCCAAGAGAAAAAAACAACAAAAGAGCAAAGGAAATAAGCGACGCAAATGCGGATGTGATACAAGAAATTAAACAGGTATTTATGTATCCGGAAGCATTTATTGATGATGATGGGCATAGGAAACCTATACACACATTCCAGGAATGGCTTTCGGCATTGTTGGAAGATTATTTTGTACTGGATGCTATGACAATATATCCAAGACCGACAAAAGGCGGGAAGCTATTGGCACTTGAAAGAGTAGACGGCAGCACAATAAAACCGTTACTTACGATAGATGGACGTGTACCGATACCGCCAGCACCGGCATATCAGCAGTATTTGTATGGTATGCCAAGGGCGTCATTTACGTTAAAGCAATTGTACTATAAACCAAGAAATGTGAGAAACCACAGTCCGTATGGATTTAGCCACGTTGAGCAGGCACTCATTCACATCAACTTTGCATTAAAAGTACAGATGTGGTATACAGCGTACTTTACGCAGGGCAGCATTCCAGAGGGTTTATTAGAAATGCCTGAAGGATGGACACCAGACCAGATGTGGCAATTTATCGACGAAATAAACGCAACAATGGCGGGAAATGCATCTGCAAAGAGGCAGTTATATCCTGTTCCGACAGGAGTAAAATGGCAGAGCTTAAAAGAATTTGACATGAACGCAGAGCTCATAAACTATATAGTAACTGTCACATGCTCTTTGTTTGACATACAGCCGATTGAATTAGGATTTATGCCTCTACATGGCAGCAGCGGATTAGGTGGTAAAGGCTTTGGAGATAGCCAAAATCTTGTACATGAAAGAAAATCCTTGATACCAACTGCACATTGGTTAGAATCTATTTTTACACAGATTATTCATGATTGGTGGGGAGCGTATGACTTAGAATTTAGCTTTACGTCTATACGAGACATGGAGGACGAAAAGCAGGACGAATCAGATATTAACCTTGTAAAAAATGGAATTAAATCTATTGATGAGGTTGTAATGGAACGGGGTGGTGAACCGCCTGGAATTGGAAGAATGTTTGTCAACGGTTCAACGATACTTTTTGAGCCTGATATGGTTGCAGGAACAAAATACGGTGCAACTGCATTAGGGCTTATAAAAAACGGAACCCCGCTACAATCATTGGATGAAGCAGAAGGAGATACACAAAAAATATCTCGTGGTACAGCTGATTTAATAAAGGCGTTAATGATTAAAAAAAAAGCTCAGATAGAAGAGCCGAATGATAATGAAACTAAAAGCGACGAAGACCAGTTTAAAAAATGGTTTGTCGCTTTTTTAATTGCTTATTTTACTAAGAGTCATAAATTATTAGCTACGTCAACATTAGGCTTTACATTGCCTGTTAAATCTATTATGAATTACGCATTTAGCGTAAGTGATGAAGACATCGAAAAGCTTGCTCAAAGCATTTTTAAGCTGCGCAAAGCAGAATATCTGACAGCAATAAATAAGCAGCTTAAAAAAATAGGTCTTGAACCTACTAGTGACATCACAGCAAAAGAAATTTTACAGGCATTAGATGATATATCGCATGATAGGGCAACAGGTATTTTAAACACATTGCAGAGCGATATACAAGGTCAAATTGAAAAGCTATCAAAGCAGGGATTAGAAGGTAAGGATTTAGTTGACGAGCTAAAAAAATGGCAAAAGGAACATATCGAATGGAAGGCTAAACAAGTAGCATTGACGGAAGGCAATGATTCGTATATTCAGGCATTTACAGATTTTAATCAGAAGAATGATTTATCGCAGTATGCAACATTTTATGTTATGCCGACGAATGCAGTCTGTGAAACATGCCAGGAATTGATTGACAATAGTCCGTACACAGGTGACGAAGGAATGCAGGTGTTGGATATGATACCAGTACATCCGAATTGTGTTCATCACGTTGATGTTGAATATGATTTACCTGACGATTTTGATACAGATGATATTTGGACAGGCGGTGAATAATTTGATACATCGTAGAAATCATATTGCAAGAAAACGCCATGCAGTACACGCAAGGCGCAATCATATAACGCATCGGCATAAAACATTGCATGTTAAACATCGCAGACATTCAACAAGACATTATAAGATTAGACACAATCAACATGTATATCACAGAAAGAAGGTGAAATAGATGGCAGTAAATGTAGATAAAATTGAATCTACTTTGTATATTCCATTCCGCAAAGTAGAAGACATGCCAGATGGTTCAGTAACAGTGTATGGGCTTTGTTCGGGACCCGACACAGACCTTGACGGGCAAAAAATGGATATGGAATGGCTAAAACGTGCAATGCCTGAATGGATGTTATTTGGCAATATACGAGAAATGCACCAGCCTAAGGCGGTTGGGAAGGCACAGGAATATCAGTTCACAGACGAAGGACCATATTTGTCAGCAAAAATTATAGACCCAGCCGCAGTAAAAAAAATTAAAGAAGGTATCTATAACGGTTACTCGATAGGTGTTAAGAATCCGGTTATAGTGCCAGACCCAGAGGCACCGAAAGGAAAGATAGTAGACGGGCAAATAATCGAGGTAAGCGTAGTAGATTATCCAGCTTACCCGAAAGCAAAATTTAGTTTAGTAAAAAGTGTAAAAGGAGGTTGGCAAGACATGCAAACAGGTGCGATTTTAACGAAAGACGCATCATACGAGGACATAATAACAAGTTTGATTGAAGCAGTATCGCCAAGCGGTTATCAGCTTGTAGAAGTATATGACGGATATTGCATAGTTGCAGATGACCGAGATGGTCTTTGGAAAATTCCTTATGAAGTCAACGACGATGAAGAAATTGAATTAGGAACACCACAAAAAGTAGATATTGATTATGTTCCAAAGAACGTGCTTCCAGATATGCAGAAAGCAGTGTGGAGCACAGCATATGTGAATGATTTGCCTGATAGCTCATTCGCTTATATAGAGCCAGGCGGAAAGAAAGACGAAGAAGGTAAAACAGTGCCGAGAAGTTTAAGACATCTCCCGTACAAGGATAAAGACGGGAAACCAGATCCAGCACATGTGAGAAACGCACTTGCAAGATTAGACCAGACAAAAATTTCTGATGCTGCAAAAGCGGAAGCGAGAAAGAAGCTGGAAGCAGCAGCAAAGGAATTAGGAATAGGCGATTATGGCGAGAAAAAGGAGGTGAAAAAAGTGTCAAGAGCAAAAGCCGAAAAAAATACAAAAATTAATAAGGCTGCCAATCCAAAAAATCCGCTGATAAAAGACGAAGTCTTAGACGCAAACCAAATGGGAAGCATATTGCAGGCGTTACAGTCTTTATTGCCAGCTGTGCAACAAGTTTTGAACAATGAACAAAACGAGCAGGCAGAAGGACAAGATGAAGGAAATGACGTAGAAGATTTACAGCAGACGATGGCAGATTTGACAGACGCTATAAACAGGCTTGTAGATGCTTACCAGCACGAGACAGACAATGAAGATATTGACGACGCAGCTAAAGCGGATACAGAAAAAGATTTAACCGTTGCATCAGGGCTGTCTAATTACAATTTAGACGGTAAAAAAGTAAAGAAAACAGCAAAAGCTGATGTGAGAAAGGTAGGGAGAAAAATGGCGCAAGACAGATTGAATAAATTGACAGATATAACTTCTAAATTTGAAAGTGCTGTCAACGAGATTAAAGAGCTTTTAAAAGAGTTAGGTGATACTTCTTTTGAAGGCGGAGATTCAGATTTAGGTGATGATGAAGGAGGGGGAGGCAGCGTAAAAGAGACAGAACATGGAACGCCGAAAGACAAAGGCGAAGAAATGGGGGCTATGATGAAATTTGCAGAAGCAATAAACAACATGGTAAAAGCAGAGTTAGTTAAAGCAGGCATTGTAAAGCCTGAAGACAAAAGCAATGAAGTACAAGAGATAAAGAATACAATAGCAGAATTACAAAAAAGACTGCAAAAGATTGAAAATGAACCAGCCCCGACACAAATAGCAACAATGGCAATAGACAAAACACATGCGTTAAATCCTGACAAGAAAAAGAACTATGAAGACACTATTTCAAAGTTAGCACAGCAAGTAGCAAGCTTAGATGAAAGCGAAAGAGAAAAATTGTCGCAAGAAATTATTAAATCAATAATAGGAGGTAGATAAAAATGGCTATCACAGAAGATATAAGAGAAACATTAGACGTGCTAAAAGGCATATTCTCAGACGGTTCGGGAGTTGTAACGCCTGATATAGCAAAAACATTGAATGTAGCATCAGGTTTACAAATGTACAACCTCGAACCAGCAGCAAAGGTACTCACACCTATATTTTCGCCAATAAGAAACAAATTGCCACGCGTACCAGGACATGGTAAGGCAATAGAATTCAAAGCAATTACAGAAGTTGATACGACAGGACAAAGCGCAGTAGCAATTGAAGGAACTCTCGCTAATGCAGTAACGACAGGTATAGCAGATGTTACAATTGCATATAGACCTTTCGGTCTCTCCAGTGACCCAGTAACATACGAGGCAGAGTGGGCAGCTGAAGGCTTTGCTACAAAACCGAGAGAATTAGCAATTGCAAACTTGCTTAAAGCTACAATGAGGGCAGAAGAAAAACTTATATTGTTTGGTCAGGGACAGCCAGGACAAATAACTACAAATGGAACTGATTCATGGACTTTTGGAGGCATGGTTGGAAATGCACCGCAGCCAGTTGTAGCAGATACTACAGGCGGAACAATAGCATCTTCCAGCACTGTATATGTAGTTGAAACAGTTTTGACAGGTATGGGTGAATCTTTGCCATCCGCAGTTGTTACACACGCATTAGGCGCAAGTGCTAATGCAATAACTGTAACGCCTGTATATCCAACAGGTATACCTGCATTGTCTTTTAACATTTATGTTGGAACATCTGCATCAGGACCATTCTATTTAGCAGCTTCTACTAATGGTGCAGCTGTTACGATAAATGCAGTGCCAAATAGCGGGCAAACTCCTCCTACAACAGATAATTCAGGAAATACAAACGCATTTAATGGCATATTTGCATATTTATTTGCACAAGGTAGCGGTGCACAAATAACAAAGCTTGGAGGAGAGTTAACGAGCTTGTCACCAATTGATTCATTGCTTGAAAGCTTATTCGACAACAGCGCAGCAGACCCGAGCGACATGTATGTAAACAGCTATGAATCAAAGACAATAACAAAGTTAGTATTAGGGCAGGGGAGCACACCATACTTCCTGACGATAGACAACCAGAACGCAGCTACAGCCAACTATCGTGTTGCAAGATATGTAAATCCAATAACGGGCACAGAAGTAAAAATAAATGTACACAAATATATGCCACAGGGCAACATACTTGTATTGTCACACAACCTGCCAGAATGGTATGTAGGCTCTGACATAGAGGCACCATTCCAGATGAATTTGGTGCAAGATTATACAGAAATTGATTATCCGCCAACAGCAGCATCACCAAGGTGGATTTCTGAAATAAGGTGCTTTGGCGCACTGCAAGGTTATATTCCATCCGTACACGGTGCAATAGTTGGCATTTCAAAATAAATTTTAAAAGGAGACTATGATAATACATAGCCTCCTTTTTGATTTGTGAGGTGATGATATGGAACTTGAAACACATGATAAAAATATGAATTTAGAGCTAAACGGTGTTAAGTACAGACAAAAAGAACATTATATTGAAGTTCCAGACGAGGTCGGGAAACAGTTTATAAAAGCCGATATTCCGGGACTTAAGAAACATACAAAGCTGTGGAGTGTTGGAATAGACTTAAAGGAATTGGAAAGAAAGAAGGCTGAGAAAAATGTTCGTTAAGCATCCGACTTTGGAGAATGGGAATGTTACAGTAAAAAATAAAACATACAGTTTTAAAAATTTTATAGCTGAGATAGAAGAAAAACACAAAGACATATTTGTTAATGTGCTACACTGCATTGAAATAGCAGAACAAGACGCAAAGAAAATATTGCAGGAAGTAAAAACAGAAGTTGCTAATAAAAAGCAGGAAGTAAAAACAGAAGTCAAAAAACAGGAGAAGAAATGAGGGGATATAAATGATTATTCCTTATGTATCTCCTCAGGAATTCGCAGATGCACCGACAGGTTTGAATATAAATGATTTAGTTCCTAATGGAACACAACCGCAGGAATCAAACGCACTTATGCGTGTTTTGCAGAGAGCGAGTGCATGGATAGACAATGTATGTCAGATGGAACTAAGAGCAACACAAAATACAGAAACTAAGCGTGTATGGGTCAGAAAAGAAGGTTGGCTTGAAATATATACGAATTATTCTCCGATATTGCAGGTTGTAAATCTATCCTATAGGTTATTTGCGCAGCAAGAATGGATGCCACTGGATACAAATGACGTTGAAATAATGAACCATTATTTTAGATGGACTGGTTTTAGACTTCCTTCATGTGCTCAGCTGTCTATTCAGTATACGTATGTAAACGGATGGGCTGTATGCATGCTTACACAAGCAGCTAATGCAGGAGATAATTCTATAACTTTAGATAATACGCTTGGCGTTATGCCTAACACAGTAATGACTATATATGATGGTGCAAATACCGAACAAGTTACAGTAGCATCGATAAATCAAAACATAGTGACACTGAATAATTCACTGCAATATGCACATCAAGCAGGTGTGCATGTATCATCACTACCAGACGATGTTAGACAGGCTTGTATAATGGTTGCGTCAGCGTTTATAAAAGAGAGACGCTCTGGCAGCATAATTATGTACGGTTCAGACGGAAGAATGAGCAACCATGAGCCGAGCGCAACAGGTCAAGAAGATGAATTGCTTTTAGCAGAAGAAATATTGATGCCTTACAAGAGAGTGATATAAATGATTGAAATTAAAATAGAGCCTGAAGACATACAAGAAAAAATAGCAGAATTGCAAAGTGGATTAGAAGAACAGCTGTCGGTAATGCGAAAACAAGTAGCGGATCTGCTACAAAACTCTTTGAAAGCACATGTGCCAGTAAGAACAGGTGCATTAAGAGACAGCTTAAGATTTGAAGATACAGGCAACACAAGCGTATTGTGGGGTAAGTATTATGGGAGATATGTTATTACAGGCACGAAACCGCATGACATATACCCTGTACACGCAAAGGTTTTGCATTTTTATTGGGAGAAAATCGGCAAAGAAGTATTTTTAGCACATGTACATCATCCTGGAACAAAGGCTAATGATTTTAGGAAGCCAGCAATTGATGAAATAGATTTGCAAGAAGTTACATCTAAAATAGTAAGCTGGATAAGAGAGCAGGTGGAATAAATGGGCAGGCAAAATGTAAGACAAGCACTTTATAATTTTTTCGGTGGTACAAATCCTAATGTGCAGGGAATTAAAAGCATATATTCGTCCTTTCCTGTAAATAGTGGCATTCCAGATACACAAATGCCAGCGATGTTTTTCCAGCTTCCGTACGCAGATGAAAGCAGATACGCAGCGCAAAAGAAGAAAATAGTATATCAAGTTTACATAATCATAGTACATGTTGGTGTTGACAGTGCGACTACTATCGAGGAACAATTTGAACAAATAATAGACAATGTACAAGCAAAAATAAGAAGCGACAAAACACTTGGTGGTGCAGTCGTAAAGTGGGGAGAACAAATGAAAAGCAATATTAATATAGAGCGAGACGGACAAATGTCAAGGGCAACAGCAGTGCTGCAAGTTGAAACTGAGGAATGGATTAATGCGTAATAGGAGGGATAAGAAAATGAAGTACAAATACATTGGTACTGAACCAGTTACGCTGACAACTTTAGGAATAACAGTGTCGCCTGGCGATATAATTGAAGGCGATGACGTTATAAACAATCCGCTTTTTGAAGACATTACAGAGGTTAAGCAAAGCAACAAAGAAAAAATAGTAAAAGGTGGTGATTAATAATGCCTATTCTCTCGGCTCTTACACATTTAGGCGTAGGAAAAGAAACAACTTGGGGTACACCGGCAACTACGCTTACATATATTCCAGTTAAATCGCCAAAAATAGAGAATGTAGTAAAATACATTGCTGACAGCGGAATAAGAGGTGCTTTGGCAAAAACTTATGGACAATACCAAGGTCCGATAAATGCTACTTTTGATTATTCAGGCGATTTTTTCCCCGACGTAGTTGGGTTACTTTTGTTAAATGTATTTGGAACAGATACTGTAACAGGTTCGTCATCTCCGTATACACATAAATTTACTTTAGCGTCAACGCAACCTCCATCGCTGACTATAAACGATTTTGATGGTGTAGATGAAAAACAAATTGCAGGTGCAAGAATATCTGAGTTAGATATTAAATTTACGCCAGAAGCAGGCGTAACGTGGCAAGCTAAAGGAAATGGAAAACAATATACAGTCGTAACAACTACTACGCCGAGCTATAGCACAGCAGTTCCATTTTTAGGATGGGAAGCAGCTCTAACAATAGGCGGAACTGCAAATACAAAATTGATAAGCTTTGATGCAGCTATAAAGAGAGCACAACAAGTATTATTCAGTTCTACAGGCAATCAGAATCCTTATACGATTGTGGCTGGTGTAATGGACGTTACGGGCAAGATGACATTAGTAATGGAAGATGACAGCGATTTAACACATTTAATTGCTAATGACCAGCCAGCAGTTAATATATTGCTGACACAGCCGACAACTAACTACACGCTTCAATTGCATATGAACCAATGCGCTATTACAAAAGCTGCAACAGATAGAAGTAAAGATTTTGTACAAGTTGATTTGACATACGAAGGAATATATAACACGACTGATGGCGGACCTATAGCAATTACTCTTACAAACAGCGTTGCAAGCTATTAAAATAGCAACCATAATATACCTTCCATATTTAATTTGTGGTATAATATAAAAAAATATGGAAGGTGGTATTATGGGATTTTTAAAAGAAACTTGTCAGGTTTGCAACAGCGAGGTAGGGTTAAATAGATGGAAAATAAAAGATGGTTGGATCTGCCCGAATTGTTTCAAGAAAAGTGGTCTTAAAATTAGTGATTTGAAGGCAAGCACAAAAGAAGATATTGAAAAGGCGATAAGAGAACGGGAAAAAATCAATGTAAAAGCACCAGAAGAACATTCAAATATAAATAAACTGCCAAATAGAGAAGGGGAAGAATTAAATACTAAATTTAATATAACTAAAAAAATTGGGACGTATTTAGAGATTGATGATGAAAACAAATTATGGAGAATACCAAAATTAACACTAACAGGAAAACACAAAGAAGTGCCGATATATCATTATGAAGATATAGTAGACTATGACTTATTAGTAGATGATGTAGGGATAAAAGGGAACAGCAAATTTGCAGGTGCAGCAGCAGGAGGAATATTATTTGGAGCATCGGGAGCAATATTAGGTGCATTAGGTTCAGGCAAAAAATCAGAAGTGCAAAGTATGAAAATAAAAATAGTTTTAAATGATATTAATAATCCTATGATTCTAATTAAATTATTTGATAGTGGTTTAAAAAAAGGCAGCTGGATATATAATCACTTTACAAAAACTGCTCAGGAAATATTATCAGTGTTAGATTTGATAGTAAAACAAAACCAGCAGGAAGATAAACAAGCAAAACATATAGATATTCCAGAACAAATTAAAAAGCTTGCAGAATTAAAAGAGCAAGGAATTCTTACAGAAGATGAATTTGAAACCAAGAAAAAAGAATTGCTAAGCAAAATATAAAAAATAGTTTTAATAGCACTCTTAAAATAGAGTGCTATTATTATGCCTAAAAATAAAAGGAGGAATATGTTATGAAAAACGTAATAATAACATTTGACTTAAAAGAGCTTGATGAGGATTTTGAAGGCTATACTGTAACTATGAAAAATCCGAAATATTTGCCATTTGGCGAAGCATCGAAATTTGCAAATGAAGATGGAATGACAGCGTTAAAAAATGCATTAGCAGCTTTAATAATAAGCTGGAACCTTGACGATGAAAACGGGAATATTCTTCCCCTGCCGAAAGATGACCCAACATCGCTTGATAAAGTGCCAGCGATTATAGTTAATTACTTAGGGGCTAAGATAGCGCCGGGTTTTACTCAGGCACTCCAGAAGATGAGGAACTCTTTACAAGAGTAAAGATGTTCCTGCTTTATGGGGCAGATGCAATTAAGGGGAGTATAATGCCTTATAGCGAATTTGTACTATGTCGTGAAATGGGCTGGACGTTCACAGAATTGGAACAGCAACCAGCTTATCGGATATATCAAGCTATGCGGTTTATGAAAATTGAAAGCGATGTAAGAGAAATAAAGAGAAAGGAGGCGGAGATGCATGGCAGACGTTAGCGATATACAGCTGAATTTGATAATAACAGCACAGAATATTGCAGATGAAGCATTGAGTGGGCTTCGTGAATCTCTTGAATCTATCACAGAAGTTGCAGACGCAATCAAGGAAGCTTTTAACAGTTTAGATGAAAGTATCACGGAGACGATGAATAATATAAGAACTTCGGTAGAGAGCAGCACTGAAGCTTTTACACCGTTTCAGGACGCTATTAAAACAGTAACAGATGAAACAAGTACAAATTTTGATGCAATACAAGCTTCTATTGATGATGTGAAAACAAATATAAGCAGTCTTGCTGATGCTGGCTTTACAACATTTATAGATTCAGCAAAAGCAGCAGGCGATGAAGTAAAGTCGAGCATTGATAGTATAATAAGCTCTGTTGACGATATGAAAAATGCAATACAAACACCCGAGGAAGAAATTTTTACACCGCTTGTAAGCTCTGCACAAAAAGCAGCAGAAGAAATAAAAGCTACAATGAACGAAATAAGCGATAATATTGCAGCAACATCCGAACAAATCGGCGGTGTTATGAATGGGGGGAGCGTTGCAGGTAGTATTGCTGGAGAAGGAACTGCTATTGCAGGTGCAGCACTGAAAAAGGAAGAAGAAGGCGGAGAAAGTGAAAGTATATTTGGCTCTATAAAAGAAGGCGGAGAGCAAATAAGCTCTGCTATGGGAGAGATTCAGGAGCTCGGTGTAAATGCTTTAATGGGCGGTATAGCATTCGGCGGTATAGAAGAACTCGGCAATAAAGCAGCTGAGTGGGGCGAGCAGTTAATGAAACTGCGTGACACAATGGGATTGACAGGAGAGCAAGCCGAACAAATGGCAGCTATGTTTCAAGCGTCAGGCATATCAGGCGATACTGTAACACGTGTTTTAATGACTTTGAACAGGCAGGCTGATGCTACAGGCAAAACATTGAATGCTACACAAAAAAATCTTGAAAAGTGGGGCATATCAGTAAATGAATTTAAAACTGAAAATGCAGTGCAGCAATTGCAGACTTTAAGCGAAGCATATGAAAGAGCAGTAAAGGAAGGACAAGGAGAAAGTTTTTTAGCCGATGTATTAGGTGGGAGAGGTTCGCAAATAGCGCCATTTTTGGCACAATTCCAGGAATTGCAGGAGGCTTCTAAAAATATCAAATTTGCGCCTATAGACCCTGAGGAAATGGAAAAAGATTCTAACGCATTGAGAGAAATGCAAATGCAGATGCAACAAGTGGGAGTTGAGATTGGTATAGCACTAATGCCGGCAATAAAAGATATTACAAAAGCATTTAGTGATTTTGCAGGTGCTATAACAGGACATGAAAGTGTTGGCGAAGCGTTAAAAAATTTAGTAAGCGATTTAGGTCCAGCGGGGACAGCAATTGCAAGTTTTGTAGCTTTATTCACAGCTGCTAAAATAGGAACTGCAATTGGAGAAATAGTAGAAGGAATTAGGAGTTTTGAAATTGGCTTAAAAAGACTAATAGGCTTGCAAGACATGGGATTAGGTATGTTCAACGTGTGGGTGTTAGGTCTTGCAGCGTTAGCAGCAGCGATATATCTTGTAGTAACACATTGGCAGCAGATTAAAGAAGTAACAATGCAAGTATGGAATGATATAAAAGATTGGCTAAATAATACATGGAATGAAATTAAAAGTGCTGTTGAAACAGCATGGAATAGTATAACAACCTTTTTTACGAACTTATGGAATGGGCTTGTTAATTTTTTCAGAGAATGGGGACCGACATTGTTGGCTATCTTAATGCCTATTTTTGGTATACCGTTGCTTATTAAACAGCATTGGGATCAGATTACTGCGTGGACGTTAAGTCTTTGGAATGACACAAAACAAATATGGAGTGGTCTTGTACAAGATGTAGAAAACTTTGTTGTAAATTTGTGGGATAACATATCTACAAGTTTTACTAATGGTGTTAATAATGCAGTTAAATTTATAGAAACGCTATGGGACGATATAAAAAATGACTTTAAAGCAGGCGTAGATGACGCAGTTAAAACAATAAATGATTGGGGGAATGATATACGTAATTTCTTCTCCAATCTGCTTAATATGGTGATTAGTTTTGTTGAAAACATGTGGAATAGCATTAGAAATGGATTCATCAATGGGGCAACACAGGCTAAAAATATAATAAGTAGCATGATAAACGATATTAGAAACTTTTTTGTAAATCTCCCCAATGAAGCTTTGCAGTGGGGTGAAAATCTTATACACGGTTTTGTGCAAGGCATAGAAAATACGATAAACAGTGTTAAAAGTGCAGTAACAAGTGTTGTACAATCTGCAAAAGATTATTTGGGATTTCACAGCCCAACTAAAGAAGGTCCCGGCTCTGATGCTGATACGTGGGCTCCGAACTTTGTAAATATGTTCGCTGAAGGATTGATAAGCGGACAGGAAAAAATAAAAAGTGCAGCAGCTGCTATGTTAGCACCGTTAGCACAAACGATGTTGGCACCTTCCCCAGCATACGCAGCAGGCTACAATACAGCTACAACAATTGCAAATACAAGCGCAGCAGGTACACCTGCGATTAATGTGTATGTGAGTGGCAATGTAACGAGAAATGAAAGGGAATTAGCACAAATAGTAGCACGTGAAATATGGCAACAAGCAAAGCTGCAAGGGAGGTTCTAACAAATGTCAATACAAATATTAATAGGAGGTCAAGATTATACTCAGTACGTAGATTTTACGAGTATTGATATACAGAGCAATATTGCAGTACAAAACGACACAGCATCATGCGATGTCGTAATTCCTCAACAATGTGTTCCACGTCCGAAAGCAGGGCAGGAAATAAAATTTATAAATAATGGCGTGATAGAATTCGGAGGTGTAATCGTAAATCCAAAAGAGACAGCATTAGCAACTGACGTTATGATGTATCAGCTGGATTGCAGAGATTACACTTTTTTATTCAACAAGAAGTTAGTTACAAATACTTATAACGGCTACACAATAGGAAATATTGTAAAAGACATAGTCAATAATTTTACAACAGGGTTTACCACTAATCATGTGTATGGAACAAGTCAGGCTTTTTATCTTAGTCAGGTGAAATTTGACCATGTGGCACCGTCAGATGCAATTAAAAAATTAGCCGATGATATAAACTTTCAATTTTGGATTGATTATAACCGAGATGTACATTTTAGCGAGATAGCTACAATTCAATCGCCTTTGCCGAATAATTCTCTAAATCTTGACACAGATACACAGAATTATTCTGATTTGGAATTTGATGAGGATATAAGTCAAGTAAGAAATCAAATTTATCTATTAGGTTATAAATTACCTGCAAATTATTCTGTTACGCAAAATTTTGTATGCGATGGGCAAAATAACACATTTACAGTAACTTATGAACCTAAACATAGTTTGAGCAGTATTACAGTTACTTTGAACGGTACAGCACAACAAGTAAAATTAGATCTCGTTAATGGCACGCCTGCATCTACTACACAGGATAACACGTGTTATGTGAACTATTCTAACAAAACATTCAGGTTTAATGTTGCGCCTGCATCAGGGCAGATATTAAGTATTACTTATGTGCCGATGTTTGACATGATAAGTATGTACAATGACCCTAACGCAATTGCAACTATGGCTCAAAGAGACGGGACTGACGGAGTTTACGAGTATGCTATACATGATTCGCAGCTAACCAGTACGGATTCGTCTTTGGCAAATATACGAGGGCAGCTGGAACTATATAAATATGCATATCCGCACTATACAGGACAATTTAATAGTTTCTTGCAAGGCTGGGAAACAGGTCAATATTTCTTTGTTACAAGCAACAGACGCATGGACGGACAGTTTCAAAATCAGGTTTTTTATGTCGTCAAAGTAGAGAAAAAAGTAGCTGCATTTCAAAATAGTAATCCTGTGTTTCGATATACCGTTTATTTCTCAGATACGCCTTATGTCTTCTGATGGGAGGTGATAACATGGCAAGAGAAGATTTATTGGCGAGATTGTTAATACAATTGACTGAAAAAGAAGGACCGCCTCCAGAAGATGACAACAGCTTAATACAGAAAATGATAGCACCTAACGATAGTGCACAGTTAAGCGACAATGGTGTAAATTTAAGCTTGTTGAATCCTGCTACTTTTGTGTGGGGTGGCGCAATATTCAATGCAGCGTCTTTTGCAAGAAACTCTAACGCTTACCTTTCAAATGGGATATTAGTTACAGCGAATACGCCACGTTATGAGACTGGACAATTTGGACAGGCGATAATGATAGAGGAAGGAACAACAAATTTAGTTACAAACGGTAGCTTTGAAAATGGTATAAGCGGATGTGGCTCTTATGCATCTGGTACTTCTCCAACTATTTCGCAAGATACTATTGGTTTTATAGGTGCACATTCTTTAAAGATAGTATCGAATAATACTACTGCAATAAGCACTTGGTTACCTGCTGTAAGTATAACAGCAGGAACTACTTATACTTTTACGTGTTATACGCAAGAAACAGGTATTTCAGGGAAAAGTGTGTACTTGCAATTGTCGTGGCGTGACAGTAATAACAATACTATAACATATACTAACGGAAATACAGTTCAAGCACAAAGCACTTGGCATAGATTGAGTGTAACAGGTGCTGCACCAACTAATTCAGTAAAAGTATATCCATATATTTACATTATTGGTACTATAAATGTAGGAGATATACAATGGATAGATGCAGCTCAAGTTGAAGCCAAACCCTACGCTACTTCCTATACAGACAGTACACGTGTAGCGGAAGTGCTTAAAATTCCTAATCCTATTGATATTACAAAACCCTGGACGATAGAGCATAGATTTATAGCAAAACAACCGTCAAGCATAGCAGGTGCTTCAAATTGGTTAGGATTAAGTTGGTTTGATACGTTACCTTCTACTGCTGTATGGGTAAATAATGGTTTATTGGAAGCAGCATGGAATAATACTCAATTATGCAATCCGAATATATCTTTTAATGCAGGCGATATAATCTATTATGCGTGGCGATACGACGGAACAAACATGGTATTTTCTGTAGGTAAAAATGGTGCTTCTTTGGTTACCACTTCTATAGCAGTTCCTACTTTAACCACACAACCAAGTTACATTTATATAGGTTCTGACTTAAATGGTAATCAGCAATCTGATGTTTTACATGATGATTTTAGAGTATCTAATAAGTATAGAACAGATGCAGAAATAGCACAGGCGTATGCAAGCGGACAACCGTTGCCTGTAGACAGCAGTACAACGTGTAAACTTAATTTTGATAGTAATTTGAATAACATAGCATATTTAGCTTCTAATTGGAACTGGGGGCAGGGACAATGGAAATAAAAGAAGGATTAAAATGGCAAGGAGAAGTAAAACTTCTTGTAATAAAAGATAATAAAATAATACGCAGGATACAAGAGCATAACACAGTTACAAACTATGCAAGGCAGTATATAGTTAATGTACTCACAAATGCAATATCTTATCCTTTACAGTTGCCCTCGCAGATGGAGTTAGGCACAGGTACAGGAACGCCAGCAGGTACAGATACGGACTTATGGTCGCCTGCAAGTGCTACTTTAAAACCTTTATCAGGTATACAACCCTATCTTACATATTTTGCGCAATATGTATGTACGTGGCAGACGTCAGACCCGATTCAAGGCACGTGGACAGAAATAGGACTGAAAGACGCTGCAAATAATTTATGGGCGCATGCAGCAATATCAAATTTTGTAGTAAATTCAGGGGAAATGCTTGTTTGTCAGTGGACGATTCAAATTTTAGGCAATTAGTGAGGTGATATAAATGGCTAATGTGTTAAAACTACCGCAATCAGGACAAAATCCTTTAGCGAGCGATGTAGGGCAGATAATACAAACATTAAGCGGGTGGGCAGATGTAGGACAGCTGACTTTAGTACAAGCACAAGCAACGCCTTCAGCACCTACTGGAACAGCTACAGGGACAGGAAATTTAAACGGAACTTATTATTATAAGACTGTATTGATTACCGGCTGGCAGCAATCAGATGGTTCATACTATGTCAATGGTTTTGCATCATCCGCTGACAGTGCAGCCGTAACAGTAACAAACGGTCAGGTAAATCTGACGAATATAGCTAAAGGTAGTGCAGGTACAATAGGAAGGGCGATATATCGTACAGCAGCAGGCGGCGCAACTGGAACAGAAAAATTTGCTTTTGTAATATGGGATAATATAACGACAAGCTATGTAGATAATATACCTGATACATCTTTAGGTACAGGTATGCCAACAAGTGCAAGTACGCCAGCAGCCTATGGTAATGCTATACCGGCAAGTGTACCAACAAGTAATACAACAGGGACGTCTCTAATAATCAATGGCTCTTGGATAATAAACGGTACTATTCCAGGAAGTGCTCTTGCTTCAGGTGCAGCAGTAGCAAACATAGGCTATACTCCTGTCAACAAAGCAGGGGATTCAATGTCAAATACCTTGACGATTACAAGTGCAACAGCATTGAGTGCAACAGGTAGCGGTGCTACAGTAAATCTTGGCAATCCATCAGCTTCTAACTCACCGGGGATAAATTTCAAGAGCAGTGGTAACAACGTAAATGATGCTCAAATAGTAGCAAGTGGCGGAAGTTCTACAGCAGGGCAAGGAACATTAAATGTAATTGCATCTAATTTTACAGTTAACGGCAACACCGTCTGGCACGCAGGGAATTTAGGAAGCAGTAAAGTTATTACATTAATTGCTTCAGCAATGTTTTATAGCAGTGCGGCTACTTCAATGACATTAATAGGTGCACCGTTTACTTATAACTCATCGTATGCAAATGGGCAAAACGTATATTTTGAAGTTTATGGAGGACCATCATCGTCAGGAGGCTCAACAACATATTTTGTTTTATATGATGTAACAGCAAGTAGCAGTATAGTAACGCTTTCAACTACATCTTCACCAGCACTTTTGCGTTCATCTGCAATAACAATACCAAATGGGCATAATATACAAGTTGGAATGTATATAGCAAGTTCTACTTATAATGCAACTATTTATGCTGCACGTCTAATAATCATGTAAAGGAGGAATATTATGACAGGTTATTTATTCCAAGTGGACACTAATGGGAAAATCATCGCAGGACAAGCAATAGAAAACTGGGTGAATGGTGACGCAAATGTTTGGAATGCACAAGAAAGAAGCTTCTACAATGCAACAACAGGGCAATGGACTATATATGACCCAATACAAATAAATGCACCTGCTACTGCAAGTATAAATACAGCTTTTAATGTTGCTGCTACGTTGCCTACAAATTCACCTGATACAAGTGTAGAATTTAATGTAATTTATAACGGACAAGCAGGAACTCCTATTCCGGTAAATGTAACAAATTTACAGGCAACACAGCAGTTTAATTTTGCTCAAGCAGGAACATATACAATTACAGTGTCAAGTGAACATCACGGTTCAGCAAGTGCGGAGGTGACCGTATCGTGAAGATAAAACAGGTCAAGGATAAAAATGATAATAATGTAATTGTGGTTGAAAGAGAATTAACAAAGGAAGAAAAACAGAAAGATTTAGAAGCAAAAATAGCAGACTTAGAAAACCGAGTTGCAGCATTAGAAAAGCTTATAACAGCTAAAAAATAGCTGTTTTAATTTTGCTTAAAGGAGTGTTGCTAATGGCAAATGAAGAATTACAAGCAATGAAGGAAGACATCGCAGAAATCAAGCAAACAGTGAAAGAAACAAACAAAGCATTAAATGATTTAGCGTTAGTAGTTGCAGGTGATTATGTAAAAAGAAAAGAATTTGCCGATTTGCAAAAAGCGAATGAAGCAGAACATCGAAAAATTAATGACAGACTAACCGACTTAGTATGGGGCTTTGCGATAGCAGTAATAGGAACAGTTATATATATGATTGTTAGGAGGTAGATAAGCATTGAAAAAGTACAAAAAGATTGACAAATTTAATGACAAAATCGCACAGATAATCAATGACGCTACGGGGAATATGTATTTCTTCTGGGCGTCTTTATTATTTGTATTAGTTTTACGCTTATCACACCCGCCAAGCATAAACGAATTGCTTTTAGACATTGAAAATGATTTACAATTGCTCTTGTTAGCAGTCAATGCAGTAATGGGGGCTAAACAGATGGCAGCTCTCACAAGGATAATAAAGCACATAGAAAAAGAAGAAGAAAAGATTGAAAAAGAACTTGCAGAGAAGGTGACAAAATGAAAGAAGTAAAAGAACATGAAATAATAAGACATCTAACTGAAATAGTAATTACGCCGGAACACGTAGAAAGAAAAGAATCAGAAGAATTCCGTAGAAACAAAGAAAGGTTAAAAGAAGATGGACATTACAAATGCTATATATGTGACTCTACCAAAAATTTACAGGTTCATCATTTTGGTTGCGAATGGAGCCTTGAGAAAGTATGCGACTTTGACAAGCTAAAACAATTTTGCGAAGAATTTGACCCATACGGATATGGCAGACTTTTAAAAAACAAACCTATGACCAGCGTTGACGATATAAGAAATCTTCTTGTACTTTGTCAGGAACATCATACAGGTGTAGACCATGCCGATGGTGGCAGCGGTACAGGAGTACACGAATTAACTATGCCTATATGGATTATACAAAAATTAGCAAAGGAAGATGAGATACCAGTACCGCAAGAAGGACAGACAGTACAAGAAGTAGAAGAAGAAATAAAATGACGCCTACAAATGCCCTGTAATGCAATTTAAAAAGCAGGGCATATAATTATATATCTTAACACAAAAATTTCAATTATAACGCCAATAAAGGCGTTTAAAAAGAAAGAAGGTGATTTTATGATTAAAATTATTGATGTATCCAGTAACAATACCGTAACCAGCACACACGAAGTTAAAAATGCTGGTTATTATGGAATCATTTGTAAGGCAACTGAAGGAACAAGCTATGTTAATCCCACTTTCGCTGACGTAGTAAACCGTACTAAAGCGGTTGGGCTTAAGAGTGGCAGTTATCATTTTGCAAGACCAGACGTAAATTCTAACGCCGAGCAAGAAGCAGAACATTACTATAACGTGATGAAACAGTTTACATTTGACCTACCACCAGTCTTAGACATTGAAGTACAAGGCAATATGAATAAACAACAGCTTACTAATTGGGCTTTGACGTTTCTAAAGAGAATAGAGAAGTTGACAGGAAGAAAACCTTGGATATACACAGGCGATTACTTCTACAACAACTGCTTAATTCCAGCACAATTAAAGGAATATCCTTTATGGATAGCAGCTTATGGTAGTACAGAGCCAACGACGCCTCACATCATGTGGCAGTATACAGATAGCGAAAATGTTCCCGGCGTCGGCAAATGCGATGTATCATTAGCAAACGATGATTTTAGTATTAGAACAGGAGGTAATTCTATGTTACAAAGAGGAAGTACAGGTGATGCTGTAAAAACATTACAGCAACAATTAAATCAATTAGGGTACAATTTAGTAGTTGACGGTGTATTTGGTGCAAACACAGAAAACGCAGTAAAAGACTTTCAGAGCAAACATGGTCTTGTAGTAGATGGTATAGTTGGTCCAGCAACACAGGCAGCTATAAGCAATGCTTTACAGCAATTACAACCACAGCCTCAACCGCAACCGACGACTACTTACACAATTGTATTTGACGATCAAAACCAAGCTAACCTTGTGGCACAGGTATTAGGCGGAAAAGTAAGACAAATACAATAAAAAGGATGGTGCAATATGCGAAAATATGGTGTTATTCCCTCTCCGCCTGACGAGAGGGATTTTAAATTGCATACAGTAGGAATTACAAAATTAGAGCAATTTCCGAACGAGTATACAGTTCCAGGTATGCCAGGCGAGATACTGGACCAAGGAGAAAGCAGTCAGTGCGTAGCACACGCATTGAGGACAATAAAAGAATGGTTTGACAGTCAAAACGGGGTACAAAAACAGCTATCAAACAATTTTATATACGGTGCACGTGAGCCAGGGATGTATCAGGGCGAAGGCATGATACCGAGAGAAGCGTTAAAAGAAGTACAGGACAGAGGCGTATGTGAATACAACTTATTTCCAAACCCTCCGCTTACTTATCCACAGTGTGCACAGGCTATTACACAGCAAATGTTGGACAATGCAAAGCCAGACAATATTCTTACTTATGTTTCACTTAACAGTGTTGAGGAAATCAAGACAGCTTTGATGCAGTTGGGACCTGTCTTTGTGGCAGTGCCTGTTTATAATTATTTTGAATTTCCTATTAATGGCAAAATAGACAACCAGCCGAATCAAAACATTGACGCATATTTGTTGGGTTATCATCAGATAGTGTTTTATGGCTGGTTAAACAACTATTGGAAGATACAAAACAGTTGGGGAAAGTATTGGGGTATAAATGGAACTGCATTGTTAGATATGAAATACCCTATTCAGGAAGCGTGGAGCATTACAGCTTTATTAAATCCGCCAAAACCACAGCCGAAGGCAATACAATATGAGATATATTTTGATGATATAAATAAAGCAAAAAATGTTGCCAATCTTTTTAAAGGCAACATTAAAATAAATTAAGAAAAGGAGAGGATATTTATGTTAAATCAAATTGAATTAGAGGTTGTACAAGCATTGTTAGGATTGCTGGTTGTAGTTGTTGGGACTGCTATTGTACGAGGCATACCGTTACTAGAAGCATACTTAGATAAAAAGATAGGCACACAACAGGCTGAGATGGCAAATAAGGTTATAGATGGATTAAGCACTATTGTATCGGCAGTAGTACAGCAGTTTAATCAAACAGTTGTTGAAGATGCTAAGAAGGAAGGAAAATTTGATGCTGCATTAGCTGCAAAAGTTAAAGCAGACGCTATAAACGCTGTAAAAGCACAAGGTGCTAATCTTGTTGCTTTAGGGAAGAATTGCCTTGGTGATGTAGAAAAGCTGATAGACAACCTAATTGAGCAAGAAGTTGCAAACAATCATCTTTTTAATAACACAGTCAATATTCAGCCAGCAACTACTATTACAAATGGTGCAACTAGCGGAACAACATTGCTTACTAATAACAATACGCAAGCAACTGCAACTCAGCAAAAATAATTCATGCCCCTTCGGGGGCTATTTTTTTATGCTTTCAAGATATTAATATATTTCAGACGTGCAGAATCTTTCATTACAGGTCAAAAACAAACGATTACATATAAGCATAAAAAAAGAAAGGTTGGGTGTCAACCTTGAGAGTGTGGATCGTTTTTACAGGAATATTATAGCACTTTACAACGGCTTTGGCAATTTAACACTTAAAAATATTTTTTAAAAAATATGATAAAATAAGAAAAATGGAGATAAATTGAGATAAAAAGTGAAATATATAAAAAAATAAGACAAAATCGCTTAAAATAGATGTATACAAATTCAGAAGATGTGTTATAATATAATTGTCAGGAGGAAATAGAAAAGGAGACAGTAAAAAATGAAAATGAAAAGAATTGAAATAAAAGAAAATGCAGAAAAGGTATCTCCTCAGAGAAGCTTCTGGGGAGAAGAAAATAAAAGAGAAGAAATATTACCGGCTGGCACAAAATTATTTCATGTGTCAGTCATGGGAAAAATCAAAAATTTTGCCCCAGTTGTTACTTGCTTCTCTGAAGAAGAACCAGTGCTGCCGGGTGAAATATATATGTGCATTATAAAGAAAGACATTAAAGCTCTCAAGGTTGTCAACAACGAGTGGCGTATCGACCTTAGTGAGTATAAAGACGATATAGAAATATACTACATCGGAAAATCAACACCGAGTAAATACATAAAAGAACTTTGGAATGGAGATAGACGAATTCGCTGGTATAGACCAAGACATTATAGCTTAGTTAGCGAATATAAAGAATTAGAAAAAGAATGGAACAAAAGAGAAGAAGAACTTACACCTGCTGCAATAGCAGCAGGCTGGAGAATAGTAGAATTTTAGCAGGGCAAGATTCTCGGGTGTGAAATTCACCAGCAGGTAAGACCTGCAACGCTCAACCTGCAAAAGCAGGAAATAAATTTTAAAAAAGGAGATTGATGAAAATGTTAAGTAAAGAAGAATTTGTCAAAAAAATTAAGGATGAGGCAAAACAGCCCTCAAGATGGGTCGTCATAACGCAAAGAGGCAGAATATGGGGTACTGATGCCTCAGTTTCAAATTTATTGTCATCTGGAGGCAAAATGTTTATATTAGATGCAGAATCGACGAGGAAAGGCAACTTCCAAATCATGGATTTTGCTTCTAATATGTTTGTAGATTTAGATTACTGTTATCAAAAGTACCAGCAGTATTTGGACTAAGAAACAGGCGTAGCCGATACGCCTTCTATACCACAATTTGTACGTAGCAAAAGATTTGCTATGTAGAAACTGTGGTATAGAGATGCCGAAGTAGCCAACGTGGAACAGGTCTGTAGAGGGTTCGAATCCCTCACACGTGCGAAAAGGCTGGTACTCTATACGTGGGAGCCGACACAGTCTTGCAGGGTTCGATACCCTGCTTGGATAGCACAGTTAGGGTCGGCAGATGGCGAAAAATCTGGCGAGGGAAAGCCAGTCAGGTGGGGGACGCCAAAAAATAAAAAGGAGATGTTTTTATGAAATTAGATTTAGTGAAATTTAATTTAGACGACGAAGTTGTTGTTAGAAAATGTTTATTTGGATTTACAATTTTAATAGAAAACAAAAACAGAGAGTCTGTAGAGTATATATCTACAGACTATGACAAAGATTTTGAGCAAGAGGTTATACAAACAACATTAAAAGAAGTCTTGCAAGGAGATATTTTAAAAAAGTCCCAAATCTGGGAAGCATTCAAAATCATACATTATAAAGGGATGCAACAAAAGAATCTACTTCTCAGAAACCAGGGCATTGAATACGCCTGGGAGAAAGGCCTCATATATAAATGCGCACAAAACAATCCAGAATTAGAGAAAATATTCTCAAGATTGAGCAAAGTGGTAGAAACAGAGACAATAGATGCCTCTGCAGATATGGACTACCACGAAGCCATAAATGGCGAGCCATTATCAGGCTTTGATAATTTAAGATAAATAAAAGGAGGAATTTTAAATGTTTATTGCGAATGCATTTTCACTTCAAATGTTATCCCAATTTCCAGCGCACATAGACATAGAGGAGGTTGCAACATCGGCTGTTGCAAAGTTAGACCTTCAATCAGCGATTGGACATGCCGACACGGCGGTAGTATTGTCAGGCATCTTAGGAAAAGACATCGAGTCGAACCGTGTCAACGTTCAATTGCAACCTGGCGATTCTCTCATCGTCGCGCAACTTATGGGAGGCAGACTCCCAGAAGGAAGCACGACATTGCCAGCAGGTTTTAGCTTTAAATTCTTTAAGGTTACAGTGCAGGCATAGCCGATGTCTGAATAAAATAAGAAAGGAGAGAATAAAATGAAATTGTATTTTATTCAAAAATATGTCACAAAAGAGAAAGTATTAAAATGCAAGAATGCCGTAGAAACTTTAAACGGTATTCTTAAGGATATAACAATTGTAAAAGTCGAGGATATGCTAATTGTCATTGATGGACATCATAGATTATTTGCATATTCTCTTAAAAACAATATTAGTTTAAACAAGATAAAGGAAAAAATTATAAAGAGGCATCGAATGGCGCATGTAATAGAAATAGAAAATGTGCCTGATGATGTCATACTATATGATTCTATTCTTCTGACAGAGTCGGAAGAAATTTTTGCAAAAAGTTTCCCCTTTGAAAATTATATATTTGTTACTCATATAGGGGAATATTTAACCAAACCATTAAATATTGGGGACAGAATAGTAATTACAGGCATATATAAATATTCTTATACAGACCCCTATATGGGACATATATACTGGCAAAATTTCAGAGAAGGATTTTTGCAGGACCACTATGATGATTTTTTTGAACCTGCAAAAGTAGAAGAAGAAAAAGGGAGGTGTGATACGGAATACGCAGATAAGATGAAAGGATTTATATATTCTTACAAACCTTTACAAAAACATACAGGCAATATGTATTGGTTTGTGAATTATTGTGAGGACTAAAATGTTAAAGCCTTATTCAAAAAGGAAAATCAATTTTTAAGATAAAAGGAGGAAATCAAAAATGAAGTTCGATTTATCGTCACCAGTAGGAATAGCACAACTGAAGGATTTACTTATTTGGGGATCGTACAAGTATCCGACATACAGCTTCGGAGACTGGATCGCTTATAATGGGTATGATATGAGCGGTCATTTTGACATCATAGGATTCTACAAGGCACCATTCTTCGATGTTGATAGTTGTGGTACTGATGCATTAATATGTATGTGGTATAAGTCGCCACATACTGGATTGTGGCACGCAAAGAAAAAGCCAAAGTTTCTTCAAACTTGCCATATTCAAACTTGCCATATAAGTGATAAGGAGAGGGACTGGCTATGCGTAGTAACCTCTCTAGACATAATAACATTTTTACGTCAAAATTATGGGATATGGTAAAACTATTTATGTATTGATTTATAAGTTCTTCAGATGAATAATAGAAAAAACAATATTAGCTATATACGCTTGAATAAAATAAAGGAGGAGAAAGAAAATGTTAGGACAAGGTCCAGAATTCACAGAGTTAGACCACGAACTATGCCGAATTGTTAGAGACATAAATATAAGAATAGATAGCATAAGGGAGAAGATGCCAAAACTCCCTCCGACATTTGACGAGCTCTACGAGAGAATAGATCCCGTAAAAACAGACCAATATTCGGGGAATGTCGAAATGTTAAAAAAATACATTAAAATTGTCGATAAATTTCATTATGATATATATAATCTAATTATAGAAGCCGAATGGCTTTATGAAAACATTGTTGGGTATGAAAAATATCTCAGCAATGTCTTGGAGACATATAAAAGGCTTGTCGTTTCCTATGAAGCATTGAGCAAAATGGCTGGAGAGAAATAGCAGATAAAGACAAAGCGTCCTGCAATGATAGCAGGACGCCACATTTCATAAAGGAGGCATAAAATGACGAGTCGCTATAATATCTCTGTCGATTGCGGCAGAGAATTAAAAAAGAAAATAGAAGAAGAATGTAAAAAAGGGGGACTTACACAATCCCAATATGTCCGAAATGTCCTTACTCAGCATTTTGGACAAAGTAATAATGCTCAATACGAAGAAATGTGGGTAAATCCTACAACACTAATATTCATTGTCTTTTATCGTTCATCTATATTTGTCGTAGGCGGCGACAAAGACAACGAAAAAGTAAAAAAAAGAATAGATGACTATATACAAGAAAACAAAAATAGATTTAAACTATTTAATGTAATCTATTCTAATATAGGAGATGTTATTAACATAGAGGCATAGATATGCCTCTTTTTTTATTTGGTGCCCAATCGGTGCTAAAATAAGCATAATAGTATATTTACTTTTGTGTCTAACATGCAGAAGG